TGCAGAAAATAATCGAGATCGTTCCCGAACTCGTGGAGACCTTCGCCGATAACATTGGTCCGATAGCAGAAGCTTTAATCGCTGGACTAATCGACGCGACACCAAGTTTAGTGAAGTCACTTATCGACTCCATCATAAAGGGTACGCCAAGGATTATTAAAGCAGTCATCGGGGCCATCGTGAGCGCAATCAAGGGGACGATAAAAGGTTTGCTCGGCGGCGGCGGTGGTTTTAAACTAGAGGCTCCCAAGGCTCTTAAGGACTTCCCGAAAGATATGGAGAAGGTCTTAAAACGAACGTCGTCGTTTGCTACGGATCAACTTTTTGCCGTTAAAGATTTAAAAGAGGGGACCGCAATTGCTAAGACCGCAACGACCGATCCAGTTAAAGCCGTTACCGATGCTTTTAACTTCGCGCAGCAGAAGGTTAGTAATTTCTTCGCTGACTTTATCGCGAAGCTACGCGAGGCGTGGCAGTGGATTTATAACACTATCTTAAAACCTTTTATTGACCTTATCCGTAGCGTGTGGCTCTTCGTTTGGGAGAAGATCATACAGCCAATCGTAGGGGCTATCACCCAGGCATGGACTTGGGTTAACGATACTATAATCAAACCCATCGCTGGGGCCATCATGCGAGCATGGACGTGGGTTAACGACACTATAATTAAACCCATCTCGGGACTAATTAGAAAAGCCTTCGAGTTTGTTAAAACTATGTTCGATAAGATTGCAGCCCCGGTTCAAAAAGCTTTTAAACCCGTCACCGACGCGATCAATAAACTATTTAAAACTCCTGGGTGGATTAAGACACTACAGGACTTAATTAATAAGTTGGCTAACGCCAATCCTTTTAAACAAGGCGGCGGAGGCGGAGGTGCGTTAAAAGCTATCGCGACGGGCGGGCTTAGTAAAATTGGTGGTGGAGGTAAGTTATTTGCAGAGGGCGGACTGGTCTCTGCGCGACACCTACAGACCGGGGGATTTCTCTTCGAGCCCGTAGGGACCGACAGTATACCGGCCATGCTTTCACCCGGCGAGTTTATCGTATCTAAGCCAGCCGTAGACCGGATCGGTACGCCGGCGTTACAGTCGATCAACGCGGGGCAGTCGCCAACGGGTGGGGGACAGTCGTTAGTCTTTAACGTCAATATAAACGCAAGCACCACGCTCGACGCCAACTCTATTAGAAGTCAGGTCGTACCCATAATGATCGAAACGATTAAGCGTAAGTCTCAGGACGGCGAATTCGTTATAGATAGAAAAGGCGTAAGATAGTGGCAGAAGTTGTTCACACCGGTTATCTCGATAACGATTATCTAGACGACGACTATCTAGAGGGCACTATATGCAACGTCTTAGGCATGCAGGTCGGCTTTGCGTATAAAAATATCGGAATGGAAGTGGGCGAGGTCACGACCGACGTTTATCCTCTCGGCATGTCGGTTAACTATACTGACTTTCCTCATCGCGTTCACGACGTCTATTTAAATAACGACTACATGACGACCGACTATCTACAAGCAAGTCAGTGTGTATTTGTCGGTATGCAGGTCGTCCAAGAAACTCCTAAAAAAGTAGGTATGCAAATAGAGCAGGTACTTTATAACACCTGCGCGTTCAGGGTTCTTTGTGAGTTTGCATCACGCGGGACCGTAGCCCTCGACGGAGATAACTGGACCGCCACTAATCAGGAGACGGGCGACTTCTCCCCAAATAATTTAAACACCGATATCGTCGAAGAAGTCTTTAGATCTACGTCTACGTCGGTAACGTTAACAGTAGATACGGGCGTAGCGCAGGGCGTTGGCATCGATACGTTAGCGTTTATTAATCATAACTTAACCGAAGGGGCTATCGTTCAGATGCAGGGATCTAACGATAACTTTGCGTCTGCTCCTAATTTTACGACTAACTTAGAGGTTACTTCTGAAAATTTATTCTACATAGCGACATCGATACCTAACCTCGTGCAGACGAATCGCTATTGGCGGTTCGTTATTCAGGACACTAGTAACGCTGACGGTTACGTACAGATAGGCGTTATCGTGTTCGGCCGTGCCGATATCTTTTCTAAAGACGCCGTTCTGGGATGTCCCAGCGAGCCAATAACCGCTGGTAAGACTCATTTTAAGGACGAGATATCCACCGAGGGCTTTACCAACGTGATGAACGACCGCACAACGAAGAGATTCCTACGACTTGAGTTTGAAAAGATATTAGTAGAGGGAACAAATCAGCAGGGAACTAACTTTAACATCCTCGTCGATTATATGGATTTTGCAAGAACTAGTATTAAGTGTTTAGTCATACCGACGCCGGGCTGTATCGTCGACGGCGTGGACTATCCCGACGTTAATAAGGCTAAAAGATTTGCGGTGTTCTCGAAGATCGTAAGGCTTAACGAAATATCTTATATCTCGGCCGACTGTGACGTAATTTATGGAACAGTTCGACTTGAGTGGGACGAGAGTTTATAGATGGGAACGGTAGATAGAAAGCCTTACCTGACGTCTACGGTATTAGACCAAGACTTCTTGGACCAATCGCAGGATAATTTAGAAAATAAACTAGAAATGATCGCCGATATCGAGACCCCGTCGGGGTTTATTCGTGCCAGTGATAGAAATAAATACGTAGGCGGTACGTTCTACGAAGCTCTTATGAAGTTTCCCGTGATAACGAGAACTATCGGCGACTGGTTAAGTCCTACGATCGAGTTCTCTAATCTAACGTTAATCGTTTCAAACGTAGACGGACGGTTTAATAACTTACTTCCCGAGGGGGCGGACTTCGACGGTTGGATCGGTAAAGATGTCGATGTCTCGCTTGGTCTTAGAGAAGTATCGTCAACTTATCGAGCGATCTATAAGGGAAAAGTAACCGACGTTGGCGGATTTCAGCGGGACCGCAAAAGCATAACCGTGATAAGTCGCGACGAGTTCGACCAGGTTAACCAGACGTTTCCGACGACGGCCCTATTAGTGTCCGACTTCCCCGACCTTGACGACCAACTGGCTAACACCACGTTGCCCGTCATCTACGGCGACTGGGAGACCGACGCGACGACGCTATCCCCAATCGGGGCAAGTGTTCCCGCGTATCCCGTCAACGGTAAGAACGCAAACGTGATTGCCGGAACTACCGACGTACGTTGCTATATATCTCAATTCGATAACTCGTCGTTAGACGACGCCAACGTTTACTTGGTAAGGTCGGGCGCTTCCTATAAATTTGCGTCCTCGGACATAACTATCGTGAGCGGTAATCGCGTCATCGATATAAAGCAATCCACCATAACGCTTGAGGACGGCAACTCGTGGGTTTACAAAAACGGGGACACGTTTTTTGTCCGCGTTAAGGGTAAAGACCTCGGATCGTACTCGGATAATATCGTGTGGCAGGCCCGCGATATATTAATCACTCACGGGGGCCTTGTATCTGGAGACTTTAATGCCAACTGGGCCACGTTTAGAGATAAATCCAGTCCCTCGAACTCTGCTATCTCTACGTTTAAAAGTCGCGTATGGGTTCAGGACGATCAGGGCTGCGTGGAGTACACCCTTTCTATGCTAGAGCAGGTCAGGCTTGAATATTTTGTAGATAACGACCGCAAGTTTAAGATGAACAGCTTGCACTTTGACGAGATGCCCGCGTTAAACGATATAGATTTTACAATTAAGAATTGGGACATAGCCGAGGGGTCGTTCCAGCCGAAACTTGACGACCGCAACGTATGGAATCGCGCCCGCGCGGACTATAATTTCGACCCCGCCCTTAACGGGGAGAGTCGACAGACGGCTATTTTTAAAAATCAGGCCGCGATAACTCAGGCCGGGAAGGCTATCTCGAAGACGGTAGTATTTCCTAACCTTTATGTCGAGTCTACTGTAGAGTTACAGATAAAAGAGATGCTAAAATTAGCGAGTGCGTACACAGAGTTTATTAATTGCGATCTTACGTGGCGCAGTGTTTTACGAGACCTTGGGGACTTTGTTAAATTCGATATCGATTTTAGTTCCACCAAGTATACAAACGTTCCTGGGATGATTAGAAAAATAGGTTATGATCCAAACGGCATTAAGATACCTGTAGAAATTTGGTCGTTTCAGATGACGCCGTACGATAATTATAATCCTGGTTACGACGGTACGGTAGGCGGTTTTAATGCTACCATAACTAAAGAGACTTAAGGGAGTTTAGATCATGACAGTAGCAGTTTTAGTTGAGAAAGTTCTAAACTCGGGGGCTGCGGCCGACGCTCTTGCCGGGGGCGGTACCGGCGTCGACTTAGGGAATACTATCAACGGCGAGTACACGCCGATTATAGATAAAACCCTTAACACCGGCTGGCAAAATATTTATATCTCCCACGACGCGGCGGTCGACCCTATTACTAACGTCGCTACTGGGATCGCAGAGTATACGCAGTCGTATGGCGGAGCGATCGACGCCCCGACCGATTTGGCTAACGTCTTAGCGAAAGGCTCAGCAAGTGGCACGTCCGCAAACAATAGTAACGGACTGTCGGGTGGACTTCGTATCGAGATGGACTCCGACTTAGGAAATACTTTAGGCCTGACCGCGTTCGCTTCGACGCGGGATCAAGTCGAGATCTACGGCAAGACGTCGGCAACGTCCTTGAACACAGGAAATAACGGAGCCTCGGTCGCCAATGCTTTTATCCTCCATAAGGATGCTTGTATTCAAAACAACGGGGGATCTCCACTTGACGCAACGACGCCGGTGGACGGACAGATAGGAAGAGCAAGCGACTCTGTCCTAGGCGACGTCGCCCTAATTAAACTTAGATATTATTTAGAGTCTGCTGCGACGGCCACGGGGATCGTTCAGTGGGATTGGTTTGTGAGGTATAGTTTTACGTCATGATACAAGCACAATATTCACGGATCGCGCAGAAGTTATA